ACGACAACTATCAGGAGCGCTGCGCCACATGGGAGGAAGCGGAGGCCATGCATCAGCGCGCCGTCGAGATGGTGCGCCAGTTGAGGGTGGTGAAGTAACGCTGCAGCGAGGCGCGAATGGTGACACTGGTAATCGAGCAGCCCAACGACATGAAGCTAACCGGCCCCGAGCGGGTGTTCGCCAACCTGCTCTCGATGCCGCTTTCGCTCCTGGACGACGACGTGCGGCTGGCAATTCTGCTGACGCTGTTGTTTGAGCAAATCCCCAAGGAGAACGAATGAAGCGCCACAAAAAAAGGCCCCGCCGAAGCGGGGCCGAGGCCGGGAGGATCGGTCTATCGTGCGCGCGGTTATTTCATGCAATGGCTCGCGATCTCGGATAGGCGCGCATCCTTGCGCTCGCTGGCCCCGGCGATCTGCATCAGGATATAGGCGAAGCCGACCAGCAGGACGATGTTGGTCAGGAGCGACGCCAGCAGGGCAGGCTGATCGCGCATCGTCTCTATGATCTGCCCCGCCAGCTTCTTGACCATTACCGTGCCCGAGCCTCCAACGCTTCGATCCGCGCCATCGCCTCCTGCAACGCCTTGGTCAGTGCGGCGATCACGGTCATCGGGTCAGGCGACTGGATTGCGTCGGGCGCGTCTTTGTAGCCGGTCGCTGCGCTCATGGTCAGCGTGTCCTGCAGCTCGTGCGCGATGAAGCCCCAGCGCTCAATGTCGTCGCCTTTGATAAACGGCTCGCCGGTCTCCGCTGATGCTTCGAGCGCCGATAGCGGTGTGTAATCCTTGTGGGTGTACTTGATCGGGCGCACCGCCTTCACCGTCTCCCACATGCCGCCGAGGTCGCCGACATCCTTTTTGGTGCGATAGTCCGAGATGGTGCTGATGTTGCCGAGGTTGGAGTTGTCAACCCACAACTGGGCCGCAGATCCGGTCCAATAGATATTAAAGCCGTTCGGACCATAAGCACCGCTCTGCCCATTTCGACAAGTGTAGCCTATACCCGCCTCGACGCGACCGTCGCTGCGCATCCGCGAGTTGTTCATCAAGACATCGCCGGTCGCGAGCGTCATAATAAACGGTCGCAAGCCGTTAAAGCCGCCATCCGCGTCACCGCCATTGGTCATCAGCATGTAGTAGTTGGTGTTATCGTTGCGGTGGATGACGCTGTAGCTGGCGGTTCGTATCTTGAGTTGATCGGCGCCTGTGTTGAGGACGACTTGGCCTCCGAACCACGCCTGAGTGCAATTGAAGGTAAAAGCACCTTGTCCCGACGTGGCAGTGCCGCCCGTGCATTGCAGGCGCGCGTCATAGTCGATGTTGTTTCCAGAGGAGTGGAAGTCGATGTATGAAACGGTGCCGGAAGAAGAAGTGCCTAGCTCAAGGGTACCGCCGTTTACGTAGAGACCACCGCCGTTGAGGGTGAAATTTGTGCCATCGCACGTCAGGTATTTTGTGGAATTAGTTCCGAAATAATAGGTGCCGGTCGTTGTCCCATTCGCGGAATAAATGCTCCCGCTCTGAGCGATAAATGCATTTGAGTAGAGTGCGTTTCCGCCTGCTATCGTCCAATTGGTGCCGTCATATTGCGCGTAGGCCCCGGCGTTGCCGAAAAAGCATTTGCCCAACGCACCAGCGGCCCCCACCGACATAGTGCCGCCGACGTTCACCGCGCCACCGATCCCAGCGCCACCCGTGACCTTGAGCGCGCCGGTGGTGGTGCTGGTCGAAGCCGTGGCATCGATGATGGCAAGCGCACCGGTCATGGTGTCGCCAGCCTTCAGAACGAACGAGCCGCTCACTGGCGTCCAGGCGCTGTTCTTGCGTCCATACAGCTGCCCATCAGTCGGCGCTTCCGGCACCTCGCCGGGTGGTCCCTGCGGACCGGGTGCGCCAGCCGGTCCGGCAGGTCCGGCCGGACCTGCCGGACCTAGCGGACCCTGCGGGCCGGTCGCACCAGTTGATCCGGCCGGACCTACCGGTCCCTGCGGTCCCTGAATGCCTTGATCGCCCTTCGGTCCCTGCGGCCCCGGTGGTCCCGTCAGTCCCGGTGGTCCCTGCTCGAACGTCTCGATGATCTCGGTCTCGTTATCCAAGATCACGACGATGGACGCAGCATCTTCCTCTTGGACGACCACGACATCATTGTCCTGAACGACTTCGACTTCGCTCATCGCGTCGCCCCAGCATTGTTCAACAGACTGCCGGACCAGACCCGGACCTTATTGCCGCCGCGCGTGAAGATGTTGGACTGCTCGTATTCACCCAACGCCAGCCGTTCAAGCTCCGCCTGCGTGATCCGCACAGTGAATTGCCCAGCAGTCGGGTTAGTGAACACGATCTCACCAGTGTCGGTGCCGAGCCGCATCTCCGCTATCTGATCCTCGGCATGACGGCGAAGCATCATTTCCATGGCACCGCCAGTCATGTCGATGGGTGCGCCAGCGACGGTCTGCCATACGAACGTCCTGTAGAAATCCGCGTCGTTGTAAACGGTGATGTTGACGACGGCCATTGCGCTGATCCTATCACGTCTTCAACCAGTCCCGGCGCTCCTGTGTCATCGGCGCATCAAATGCTGCGTCGATCTGCTCAAGCGAGGTGATGGTCCCAGCCTCGATCTGCGCCAGCACGTCGGCCGAGACCGAAAAGCAGTTGTTGATATGCGTCAGCAGGTCGTTGTTCATTGCAACGAGCTGGTTTCCATCGAGCTGCTGCACGGTGCCGTCGGCCGCATGCCATGGCGTGATGACAGTCGGCGCTTGCTGCGCGGCAACAAACACGCCAGTGATCTTGGCCTGCGCGCGGTCATCGGTCTTGACTGGCATGCCCGATGACAATGTGATGCCGCCTTGCTCCTTCCGCCAGCGCTTGTCGGGGCTATAGGCCGCGAGCTGTTCCTTGCTGTAGGTCGTCGGCGTCGGCTGGATGAAGGACGCAGCGTTGAACAGCCAAGCCGGAAGCAGATTGTATGCCTTCAGCACGTCGGCCAATTCCGCCTCGCTGGCGATCGGCGTTGCCGCGCCATAAGCCGCCGTCCAATCGACGTAGGTCTGGTCATCGACCGGCACCAGCGTGTTGGTCTTGCTCGAATAGACCTCGGTGGTCGAGCCGCCGATGACCCAGTAGTTATCGCGGATATTCACCATCATTGATACTGCCCTCCCGACCCTGTAACACCGGGCGCGTTGCCCGGCAGATAGCTTGCGCCGCGCGACTGGACGTCGATCACGCCGTTGAGCACCGCGTTGTATTTATTGGCCGTGACGTTCGCGGCCCCGGTGATGCTTTGCCAGAGCGGACGCGCCTGTCCGCCGTTGGTGGCCAGTACGAATTGGGTCATGGTCACGGGCGCAGTGATGTTCAGGATTGGCTCATACGAGGAGGGACCGCCACCAATTGTATTGTTGAGCAGCGTGCCATTTTCGTAGGCGTGATGGTGGGCGACAGCGCCGCCGGTGATGGTGTGGGTGCCAGACAGCAGAGCGGACGCGCTTGGCCCGCAGACAAAATGGGTGCCCGGACACGGACCCCAACTGCTGTTCACAAGATTGATGTAGGCCGCATTGGATGCCCAGATGCCGCCGCCGCCATCGCCCGGCGCTGCCGCAGTCGCGCGATACGAGAAGCCGTCGATGCTCCAGGTGCCGCCCTGCTGGGGCCTGAAGCAACTTCCCTGACCAGTATTGAAGATCTGACAGGCGGCAGGATTTGTAGCGTTGCCGACCAAATACACCGTGCCAGAACCGTTCGGTCGCGGGAAATCAATCGGCGATGAATTGGCGTAAGTGCCGTCAGCGACGTGGATGTAGAACGACCAGCCGCCGAGGTTGTACTTAGCCATCGTTGCGAGGGCTTTCTGGATCGTCTTGAACGGCCCGCTTATGCCGCTGCCGACAGTCGCCGAGGTGCCGTCATAAAGATTGTCGTCTCCGGTGTTGACGTTGACGTAGATGTGCTGCGGCGCGGTCAGCGTCACAGCGCCGCCACCAACAGCACCGCCGGAGATCATCTGCCAATTCGCACCGTCATAGGCGATCTCGATCAATTGCCCGGCGGTCAATTCCCACGGATTGAGCGGCGTCTGATCGAGATGGATCACCGGAGCATTGCCGACGCCGCTGATATTGACCGTAACGTGTGAGGTGTTGCCGTAAGCCATCTTGATGAGGAAGTGCTGACCCACCTGATAGCTGGCGATCGGCACCACTGGCGTGATCGCGATCTGGTTCGGAGACCCCTGATCGAGCGCATAGTTGACCCGGCCGCTCTGCACCGCCTTGGCGAGTTGAAACAGATCGGCGTTGGTCGCTGTGAGAACGCTTTTGGTGATGAAGTTGACGATCTCGCGTTGTGGATACTCGATGGACGCCGCTGGCGGGATCGAGCCTTGCGTGCCGGTTGCCGGGTTGCCGTTGATGTACGGAGCGTTCGTATCGGAAACTCCGTACGGAGCGTTATACTGCAAATCAGCCTCCTATCTGGCGAGCACGACGCTTTTCCCAAGCGCGCTTTGTGGCTTCGCTGCGCTTTGCGCGGGCCTCTTCAGTCGAGAACTTCACCTTGACGCGGTCCCGAAAGTCAGGATCAGCCCAGCGGGCTTTCGCATTCGCGTGCATCTTGCGGCAGAACTGCTCTGATCGCGGCTTGTGCAATTTTTCGCGGACATCCGACTTCACGAGAACAAGCCTCATTCGAGCGCTCTGCTCCGCTCTCAGCTTGGGATCAGCCCACGTTTGCTTGTTGCTTTCCGCGATCTTCCGTCGCTGCTGCTCGCTCTTGGCGTAGCCCTTCGAGCTGCCTTCGCCTCCTGGCCAGCAATTCCAAAGCTGATCGCGCGGGAATGACGCTATCGTCTCGATCTCTGCTCGAAATGCCGCCTCGTGATCGAGATCGGCGATCAGGATGCGCTCTTCGATCTCCGCACCGGCAAGCCATGCTTTGGTCAGGCCGTTGTAGAAATAGCTCGCCTGCACCAATTCGCCTGTCGCACGCCGCCGTGCGATGCTTCTGACGACGCGCATATGTGCGCGCACGTGGCTGCCCGAGCCCTTGCCGACATAGCGGATCACGCCATCGACAACGATGGCGTAGACGTAGGCTTTCAATTTTCTGTTTGGTTCCCTTAAGGCGTCCCTGCCATCGGGTCGCCTGGCGTCAGGCCGGAATAGTCGTAGACAATCTCGGTGTGCGCTGGCTTCCAGCGCGCGAGGATGCACTCAAGGTCTTGGGCACGACCGATGCGCAGGTGCGGATCGACGCCGCACTGGCCGGATGCGCAGCGAAACCATTGCAGGTCGGCCTGGTGGACGTGGACCGTCCAATAGTAGTGGTTCTCGGGAGGCCCGAGCCCATAGTTCGGCCACTCGCTCAGCTCGGCGTTCTGGACCGGCGTGCCGTTGGGATTGAGGATCGGGCGGCCCCACTGATCCTGCATGAAGGTGCCGTCGCCATAGACGCGACCATCACCGCAGCAGTCGATGCCGACCATGAACGGCCGATATTCGGTGATGGTGAGCGTGTAGCCGAGGAAGGCGGCGAAGTTGATGTAGAACTCGCGCGACTGCGAGCCGTAGAGCGTCATGCGGGCGACGAGCGCGATCTGCCGCTCGGCTATCGTCTGCGGCGCGGTATAGCAGGGATCGGGCAGACCGAAGTTGTGCTCCCAGTCGGGCAGCAGCTCGACGGTCTTGCGCGGGTCGCTCTCGGTCTCCAGCAGATCGGCCGCGCGCCCGTCGACATAGCCCCAATAGTTGTTCAGCCCGTCGCAGGCCTGCCACAGCACGCTGTCGATTGAATGCTTCGGCCACGCCTGGCCTTGCGGCAGCAATTCGAGGAAGGCGTCGCGGTAGTCGCTGCCCGCCCTGCGGATATGCCGGTCACTCATAAAGAATGGTCCCGAGCACCGCCATGCTGCCGATGTTGGGCATGACGAAGTCGTCGTTGGTGACGAGATCGAACGAGATCACGCTCGGGGCCTGCATGATCGCGGCGCTGATCCAGGCGGAATAGATCGTCTGCCCGGGCGCGGCCAGCTTGAACAGCATGTCCTTGAGCTGGACTTCGATCTCGGCTTTGCACTCGTCGGTGTCGGGATTGAGGGCCGCGATGGTCAGGTCGAGGTACTGCTTGA